ATAATATATATCTTCAAAGTTAGGGTCTTCTGTATACGAGTATACCAGGTTAGCCGGATCAACGTAATCGATTGTAACGCCTTCTGATTTATTCCATCCTGTTTTAGCTGAAGCAATACCTAATACTGTTAAATCATAATTTAATCTTTTTGCAATAAGTGAATATCTATTGCGATCTAATATCTGATTAACTACTTCTTCTTCAGCAATTTCAATAGATTGTTTATAATCTAATTGTAATCTTATTTCTAATTCTTCTTTTGTTTCAGGTAAATTTGATGGATCGGCTGAGTTGTATAAATTAGTTCCTAATTGTGCTTGTATTTCATTCAACAATTCTTTAGCCATCATATCCCTTAGGATACTTTCAGCATACTCCGTTTTTGCTTTTACAGATTCTGGATCTTGAGCATAAGCCTTTAATTCATAATTCTTATTTGATATTCCATTTACAACAATATCAACAAACTTAGGCAAAATAGGTACGGGTTTCCAATCTAAATTCAAATAGGATAAGTCACCATTTATTGACAATTCATCTTTATACTTTTGAACAGATTGTTCTCCTCTAGCGTATAATCTTAATCTATGAAAGTTCTGCCAATTAGACCCCCATCTCCCGCCGATATTATTACCAGAATTACCGTTAACTCTATCACCACGAAACCATTCGCCTTCTATTGCTTTACCTACTGCATGACCATATTCTAGACTTCTTTTTTCTTCGTCAGATACTACCTGGCTTGGGAAAGAACTGTTACTGTTAGTATAAATCATTTATTAATTATTTTTGAACTATTATTTTCATTATTGTACTTCTTAAAGTTTAAAGAAACTTTATCTTTCTGATAATTTGCAACTGGGGTATACATATGTTTGTTACACGCCATTATCGCTAATCCAGAACTAATAGAAGCATCATGCTTTGTTCTATCATTTATATTAAACCTTGCCCAATCTTCTAATGTTCGTTGGAAATACATTGTTCCATAAGAGTCATTATTAAAACCTATATTGTTTTCTATATAAGTCTCTATAGCTGATGCGTGAGCTTGCATTATGTCCTGTGAGGAGTTTGGTATACCCCCAATTTCTTTTTCTGCTGGGGATAATTTATTCCAAATTCTATCAGGTCTATTCATAGAGTACCCTCTATATCCTCTTCTTTTTAAATAATATAATAACCTAGGTTTATTATTCTCCGCAAGTATTGGCATACCATAAAATACTAACGCCATTAATACATCTTCAAAAAACATTTCTGCTGTTTGCGGTCTAGCCACATATTCTAAGAAGAAATGGTTAGGCGGAATATCTTCCATTGAAAACTTAGTTAACCCATGTAAGGCTCCATTAGAACCTCTACTTGCGTCAACTGTCCCTGATATATCGTAACTATCACAACCAAATGCTCCAGTATGTTCGTTGCCTGGATATTTCAACCCATTTTTTATTATTACGCGGTTTTGCAAATGTTTAGGCGGTACCCAAGAAATTAAAAACCTACCATCCTTATTAGGGTAGAATACAACATTAGTATCTTGTATCCCGTATTCCCATTGAAAACTGCCTTTAGTTATAATATTTGTATTTCTTAAATCATCATTATAATCAATCTGCTCGTATATTTTAGTAAGATTAAATAGTGATTGTTTTGCTTCGTCTCTAAATGCGTGTTGTTCTGTTTTTGGAAACTGACGGTAATATTCATTTAAACTGTCTTGATCGTCTTTTAAACCATCAACTTCATTTTGCCAATGCTCAATTACCCCACATTCAATATAATTATTATCTACACCTTTAATTGGCGCTTTTGGAGTATCGAATACAGGTAGGCCATAAGTATCAATGAATCCCTCGTACGACCATTCCATAGGTATGAACAAACTATATAATCCTGAACTAGTCTGTCCATTGCGGTTTCTTTTTGCAACATCTGAGTTATAATAAAGTTTTTTATAATTGGATCCTCCTTTATCTAAAGCATTTGAGGTTGAACCCATCATGCACTTGCCAATAATCTTGCTACCTAATCTTAAACAAGTTTTAGTAACACGCCAGTTATTTAAGATATTATCTGGTTTTAACCATTTAGCAGACTCATCATGAGCTAATAGTTTTAATTTTTCACCATCATAACTATTATCTCCGGTATTCTTCCAATCAATTGTGGTATCTAATCCAGTAAGTTCCTCTGCTGTTTCACTGTTATCTAATTTTCTCCTTGTAAATTTAGACGCAGGAATTCTATAAGCAAGTTCTGTTTTAGGTCTATCCATACCATCTTGGATAGGTTTAAAAAAGAAAGGATAGTTAATTGATATTGGCACAACTTTGTCGGTAAACATTGTTTTAGCATCTGCTCCTGACTTTGACAATATACCAAACCTAGAATCACTTGACATAGTGGCCAAGTTAACTAATTCCGCAGAAGCCATAAATGAAAATCCAGAACGTCTATTCTTTAAATAACACATTCCGTAACACCTAGAATCTGCTTTACAAGCCTCCCAGAATATAAAAAATAATCTGTTTGACTCTCTAAAGTCTGGGGCACCAATATCTATCTTGCTCCATTGCAAGTACATATAATGTGTACCTGTTATATAAGCCGGAGTACCGTTGTTATAAAATGAAAAACCTTCATCCCTATAACCAAATTCATTGTCAATGTAATTGTACCATCTCTCTTTGAAAGCATCCGGATATTTATTCCAGTCAAATACATTCTTAATCTTTTCGAGCTCTTTAGGTACTTGTAAACGTTCCCAGTATTGCTCTTCTTTTTTGTCTTTTCTTTTGTATGCTGATTCTATTAATGGCAGTGCTATTTTTAAACCTTGGATTTCATATATTTCACCAATCTTTCCAGTCTTACTAATAACAACCATATCATGGTCTTTATTATATCCATACTTCCAATTGTTATAGCGATTTGTTTTCTTTATTACTGCAGATTTTACATGATCCGGTAATATTTTATATAAAGTTTGCTCGTACATTACTTAGATCTCCCCTCTGCAAAGCCTTTAAACGCTACAATAGATGGGCCTTTTTCAATATCATCCAGCATTCTAGTTTCTTCTTCAATTCTATTAAGTATCTCGAAAGCGTCAAAAATAGCTAACTTTTTAGTAGCAGCGGCATTCTTTAATTTGTCCGCTGATAAATCATCTTCTCCATTATCTAAAATAGCCTCTTCAGCCACTTTAATTAATTCAAGAACCGCTTTGTGCCCAGCTAGGATTATATTCCTCTTCGTTTCCTTTATATTCATATTTAATTACAATATCATTAGATTTCATACAATAAAGTCTTTGCCCATCAACGACAAATTCAAATTCTCCATTAGGAGTATAACCTACAAGGTTTCCCTCGTCTATTTTAAGTGCTTTTAAAGAACTATTTCCGTATTTTAATATACCAATAAGTCTTTGCTCTTTATCTAGCTTTAAATGGTCTATATTTTTTAATGGCTTTATAAAACACCTGTCTCCAAATGCCAACCATTTTTTATCATTTTTATATAAGTAGATTTGATCTATATCACAAAAATATAATTCATCCATAAAATATGCGCGACTATTTTTTTGATTACCACGTATATCGTAGAAACGTCTAAATACATTGTGATGTATAATAACTAAATCACCAACCTTAATACTTGTTGAATAAGCTAGCGGGATTGCAACAACCTCCGCTAAATTATTCACAGATTTAAAACTTTCTATTTTTGTATTCAGTATTAGTTCTTTTCCATCTACTTTAACTTTGTTATCGTACCTATCTCCGACAGGTTTTACGATAAAGTTAAATACGCTAGTCATTAGTATTCTAAATCATATTCTATGCTAATAGCCATATTGGAATTAAAGTTCTTCCACGGCATTACCTCGTCTCCTTTTTTTATATATATAGTATACGAACAGTCTTTATTATCTAACCAAATGTGCATTATCTCATGACCTCCATATACTGATTGGCCTATAGAATAATGCATTGCCTCATTCT